TAGGAAACTACTATCTGTCGCCCCACCTAGAGCAATGAATATAAACTCTCGTGATAAAATATTACTGATTCCTTCCTTCACAAGTGTAGTCTTTCCTGTTCCCATTGGTCCATGAATAGCAATAGCACTTCCAATAGCACTTGGATTACTAATCCACTGACCAAGCATCTGAATGATTTGAAGCTTAGCATCATCCAATCCATAAACCGCATTATCAAGTACAGATTTAGCGTTGTTCATAAAGTCGTGACACTTCGTTTGCCCATCAGTAAGAGAAAGCTTCAAATTTGAATGCTTTCCAAAGGGAATCTGTAGGAATGCGTCTACCCATTTCTTCAACTTATTATATTCACTATCACCTGGTGCTGTGTAACGCAATGCGTTAATCTTCTTTAGCGCAATAGCTTTGATTTGTGCTGGGATTGGTGCCTCTAACAAACGCAGACGGTAGGGCTTATCACACGTTGAATAAGCTTTAACTTTCTCCATTTCAGACAAAGCTACTTTTTGCTCTTTAATGCTCATGACTCTATTAAAATATTTCAAGTCATTCATTACATCACCTTCCCTGAGCATCTTTCGAAAGTGACCCAAATTTCCTTTTCGCTGCTTCTTCTCTTCCTTCTTAGCATTCTGAACAAAACTTTTTCGTTCATTCTCTAACTTCTTTTTGAAACTTTGCCACAAGTTCTTACACTTTGATTGGAAATCTGTAGGAATCCCATTCAGTTTAGTTTGTAGACTAGATTCAAGTTCTTCCAAATTAAAATTAGGGAATTCTTTGGTTGAAGTCGTAATAATATTATCATTTTTACTAGCAATTCGTTTGCTTTTGCGAACTCTAGTCTCTTCATCATCTGACTTTTTTTTATTACTTGAGTCTGAAATTTTGTCTTCATCTTCACTATAATCTGAATCTTCTTCAGGATTGTAATCTTTTCCACCGAACATCTCTACTAATGTATCATCTTCGCACTCCAAGTCCTCTGTAGATACAGTTTCACTATCAGAACTACTATCAGAACTACTATCAGAACCACTATCAGAACTATTATCAAAATGATTATCAGAATCATTATCATATACAGATGAAACTTTAGAAGAATCTTCTGATAATTCAGAATCAACTGAGTTAGCCGATTCAGATTCCTCTACAAACTTTGACTTTGAACGTTTCCTCTTACTAATCTTGTTGTTTCTTAGCTGACCTTTTGGTGTTATAGTGAAAATTGTGAATGCACTTGTGTTTTTCTTTTTTGGTTTAACAATCTCCTCTTCTGATTCTGTGCTTTGCTCGTCCTCAGATGTTTCTTCACTGGATACATCTGTTTCAAGCTTTCTCTTACGAATCTTTCTTTTCTTACCTTCGTCCTTCGCTTTAGTCTTCCTCTTTTTAGCCAATTCTACTTGCTCGTCTGCGAATGAAGAAGGAAAAATTTGTGCCAAAATTTCTCTGAACTGAACTTCATCAATTTCTGGCTCATCGCCATTTTTTCCATTATCATCACCATTTTGCTTCCTACTCGTAACGCGAGTATTTTCTTTTTTTGCCTTTGCGTCTTTCTTGTATTGTCTATTCGTTACCATGTTGTAGCTTATAAAAGTTACAAGATGTTTCTAAGTTGATTCATATTGTCTTGTCAGATATATCTTATGTTTTTCTTCTTCTACCTCCTCCCATTTGTCTTGAACGTAACTTGAAGGTGCTCTTAACATTATATTTGCCTTTTGTTCGATTTTGTGTCTGAATAATAGGACTCTCTTCTTTGATGGGGGATAGACGTTTGACAGAAGCTGGTTTGACAGACTTTGTTTTATTGCTACTCTTTCTGGTTTTGATTGTTGTCAAACCCTTTGTTTTTCCAAGCGATTGTAAATAATCTTTATAGGATTTGGTAAGCTTTCCCTGTTTCGTAAAAGCAGAACTACGTAATGCTTTAGGTAGGCTTTGAGAAGGCGTTGGTGGTTCTTTTAATATTTTAGCACTGACAGGTCTTGGTCTTTGTGATGAACCGAGAGGTGCTAATGTTGATTTCTTAGCTGAAGATGGCAATTCTTGAACATCTTCTAAATTTAGAGAATCCGCTGTTTCACGCATGATTCTTATCATCTCTTTTGGATCTATTCTAATTGCTCCATCTGTAAAAAGATACAGGATAAGCTTAGCACATCCAATATTAAAGACCTTTTTGTCTTCTGCCTTTAAATAATTAGGCGCATATCTACAGCCATTTAAAAAACAAGTCGCCCAACCCCATAGGTCAATATTGTTATAATAATTGTTATAGAAGGCGTCATTATCAAGCTTGTTATTTGAAATATATGCGTCAACTTGTTTATTAAGATAATTCTCAATGACAATTGTGGAGCTTTCAGGAAGTTTGTCATATCCTGGTACATTGTTAAATTTTAACACCTTAATAGATGCTTTAACCATATTTATCCATAAGTGTGTAAAGTGTTCAGATGATTTTTGTGTTTCAAAAAAGTTATTAAAAAACGTTTGTTTAGATATTTTATTAGCCAATAATTGTTCTAAATCATTCGTATAAATACCAGAATTATCTCCATCTCTAGCTGTTTCATAGAATAATGGGGCAGAGATTGGGCTATTAAACATGACAAAGGCACGCATTGGAATTGAACCAACTTCTGTCATTTTTTCACCTCTTGTATCCGCATTTGTTACTGGTAATCCATTATATGTAACAATAGCAAGTCCCCAGTCAATTATACGAGGGACTTGTTTTGACACAAGTAAATTGGCAGATTTCAGATCTTGGTGATAGATTCCTTTGGAATTCATCACAAGAATTCCATTCTCCAATAGATTGTTCATGCCACGAATAAGACCGCTTAATCTCTTTGAATTTTTAGTTTCTGATAAAAGATAATCAAAAAACTCGGAACCCAAATTAGGCTGTTGAATTAACCTAATATTGTGTGGAGGAATATTCCCATTTTTTACTGTTTTGAGAATCTCTTTAGCTGAGAAATCTCTAAGAAAACATTGCTTACCTCTAATATCATCTTCAGTAATGTCACCAAGCTTACACATTTTTATTCCTTCTCCCGCAAAATAGTAAGAATGATTAGAAATCTTACTTAGAGCAGTATTAATCTTTTTAGTCTCTGATAACTCAGAAACAGCATCATCTTTAGCCATGAGCTTACTAACGTAATCTGAAGGGGGTCGGCTTTCTTTATAGCATGGCAAAGGTGGTGAGAAAACACACCCATATGTACCTACTCCAATTATTTTACCACCTTTACTGCTCCTACGTAAATTATTTTTTTGACGCTTACGGTTTTTTTGAGAACATTGACGCTTTGATACCATATATATATCTCAAGAATTTATGCTTTCCTGAAAAAGTGTGCGTATGAACGCATATTTGATTTAGAAAATTGAAACAATAAACAAAACCATCTAAATATTATTACCTTAGTATAGGAAGCTATGACGAACAAAATGGACGGTGTCGTACCTGTGAAAGAAGCCTCAAAAATTATCGGAATTCAGTTCAGCATTCTTTCACCTAACGAGATTATCAAAAGTTCGGTTGCTGAAATTACGAGTCGTGACACGTTTGTTAACAACAAGCCTGTTATTAATGGACTATTTGACCCACGTATGGGAGTAACAGAGCCAGGTCTTATTTGTCCTACCGATGGCTTAGACCATATGCAAACTCCAGGCTATCATGGACATATAAAACTGGCCCGTCCTGTTTATTACATTCAGTATTTTAACATTATTATGAAAGTTCTCAGATGCGTATGTCACAATTGTAGTAAGCTCTTAATTAACAAACAGGCCTATAGTCATTTGCTCGATTTGCCGGCTGATGAACGCTGGAATCAAGTGTTCAAGCTGGCAAGTGTTGTAAAAACTTGTGGCGAAGACAATGACGATGGTTGTGGTTACAAGCAACCATCCAAAATTAGGAAAGAGGGTATTGCAACTATTGTAGTTGAGTGGGTCACTCCTAAATCTCCTTTAGGAAGCGAGAGTGAAGACTTAATAGACGCACCTAAAGAACTTATCCCTGAGGTAGTCCACAAAATTCTACGTCGTATTAGTGATGATGATGTGACATTTATGGGATTCAATCCACTTTACTCTCGTCCCGATTGGATGATTTGTCAAGTCCTTGCTGTCCCACCTCCAGCAGTTAGACCATCTGTCAAACAAGATGCTCAGCAACGAAGCGAAGATGATCTAAGCCACATTCTTGTTCATATTTTCAAGACAAATAAGACATTGATGGACAAGATTCAACAGAACGCGAATGCTAATGTTATTAAAGATTGGCATACTTACCTCCAATACCATGTAGCATCTTTAATTGATAACAAACAACCTGGAGTTGATGCTGTAGCTCAGCGTTCCGGTCGTCCTCATAAAAGCGTGAAAGAGCGGCTTGTTGGTAAACCCGGCCGTGTCAGGTCTAATCTTATGGGAAAGCGTGTAGATTATAGTGCTCGTTCTGTAATTACTCCTGACCCACAGTTGTCTATTCGGGAACTGGGTATTCCATTACGTATTGCTATGAATCTGACTAAACCTGTTAAAGTTAATGACAGAAACATTCGCTTCCTAACTAAGTTGGTTCAAAATGGACCCGATGTCTTTCCAGGTGCTAAGATTCTTCAGCGAAAAGATGGCGAAATAGTTTTGCGACATGTAGATCGTGCTAGTCTCAATCTGAAAATTGGCGATATTGTTCATCGTCATATGATGGATGGTGATGCTGTATTATTTAATAGGCAGCCTACTCTTCACAGAATGTCAATGATGTGTCATATTGCCAGAATTATGCCAGTTGGTGATACATTCCGTATGAATGTTGGCGACACTAAGCCTTACAATGCTGACTTCGATGGCGATGAAATGAATCTTCATATGCCACAGGATGATGAGGCAGAAGCTGAACTGCGTAATCTTGCGGCTGTGCCTTACCAAATCATCTCACCTGGAAACAACCAGAGTATTATTGGTATATTTCAAGACTCTGCTCTAGGTAGCTATCTGTTTACTAGAGAAGATGTAAAATTCAACACACGTGATGCTATGAATCTATTATCTTCGATCCAAAACGTGGATACTAATCTATTTGTTAATAGCAATGATAAGGTCGGAAGTTTTAATTTGCTTTCCCAGATTATGCCTCCTCTTACATTAAGATATAAAACAAAGGCTTTTGATTCAGAAGCCGAAGACGCAGCCACGTCTAATGCTGTTGTTGAAATTGTGGATGGTCAGTATTTGAGAGGCCAAATGACAAAGGAAGTTCTAGGTTCTGGTTCAAAAGGACTAATTCATCGTCTTTGTAATGACTTCTCCAACTTAACTTCTTCACAGTTTATTGATGACTTACAAAATATTGTTACTGACTACATGAAAATGACCGCGTATAGTGTTGGTATTAGTGACTTGATTGCAGACCAAGCTACCAATCAAAAAATTGGTGAGACGATTAGTAGCAAGAAGCAAGATGTTCAAAATCTGATTGACCAAACACATTTGGGCGTATTTGAGAATAAAACTGGCCGCACCAATGAATCAGAGTTTGAAATTCAAGTTACTAACATTTTGAACAAAGCAACCAATGATGCTGGCAATATTGGGCTCAAAAGTTTGAGCAAAAACAACAGATTTGTCATTATGGTTAAAGCAGGTTCAAAGGGAAATGAGACTAATATTTCCCAGATGATCTCTTGTCTTGGTCAGCAAAATGTTGATGGTAAACGTGTTCCCTATGGTTTTGAGAACAGAACTCTTCCTCACTATCATAAGTATGATGACTCTCCTAGTGCTCGTGGTTTTGTTGAGAGCTCATTTATTGGTGGCCTCAGCCCTCAAGAATTATTCTTTCACGCTATGGGTGGACGTATGGGTCTTATTGACACTGCAGTGAAGACTAGTAATACGGGTTATATCCAAAGAAGGCTTATCAAGGGTATGGAAGATTTGAAGGTAAATTACGATATGACAGTACGCAATAGCAAGGGCAAAGTTGTTCAGTTTGCTTATGGAGATGATAACATGGAAACCACTAAAGTGGAAAGCCAAGTAGTGCCCTTCTTGACTATGAGTGTTGATGAAATTTATTCCCACTTTGCTGTTTCAGAAAGCAGCGTATTTACTCGTGAAACCGCAAGAAGATTAAAGAATCAGACAATTGAATACAATAGCTGGATTAATTATGTAGCTAATGATAATATTATCACAACACGTGATTTGTTTGTGGAGAGTGTCTTCAACTATCGAGATACAAAAACTGTTAATCTTCCAGTAGCATTCCAATACATTATCAATAACGTAATTGGACAGCTAGGCATCAATCAAAACTCGCTGGTTGATATCACTCCAATTGAAGCAGTTGATATGATTGAAAGCGTTTGGGACAAGATAGAACGTGTAACTCCAACAAACTTTAAATTAATGTTTCGGTCACTCTATGTGTATTACTTGTCTCCACGCGAACTTCTCCTTGTGAAACGCTTTAATAAGAAGGCATTGGCTTATCTTCTTGATATGATTCGTCTAACATACATGAAATCTATTGTAGCTCCCGGCGAAATGGTTGGTATGATTGCTGCTCAAAGCTTAGGTGAACCTGCTACTCAGATGACATTGAACACCTTTCACTTGGCTGGTGTTGCTACAAAGTCAAACGTAACACGTGGTGTTCAGCGTCTAGAGGAGATTCTGTCACTGTCTAGGGAGCCATCTAACCCATCATGCACAGTGTTCCTTCACACTGATGAAGAAAGTGATAGACAAAAAGCGATTGAAGTCAAACAGAGGATTGCGCATACTAGACTTCGCCAATTGGTATCTGATGTGAAAATATGTTTTGACCCTGATGAGCTTAATACGCTTGTCGAGGGAGATCAGGATATCCTTCAACAGTATTACTACTATAATCAAATGGTTGAAGATTGTGCAGGTGCTACTGATGAAAAAGGAAACAACCTACAGCGGTCTAAGTGGGTTATTAGAATGGAACTGGATGCTGAGAAGATGTTAGATCATGGAATTTCGATGGATGATGTGTTCTTCGCAATCAAGAGTGCATATGGTGACGAAGTTAATTGTGCTTATAGTGATTTCAACTCAGACAAATTGGTGTTTCGAGTTACCCGAATGGAATCGCCAAGCCAAATTAAGAAAGGAACAAGTAAAGTGAACCCTCTTGACCAAGCAGATCAAATTTACATATTGAAGGGATTCCAAGACAACCTTCTTGATAACCTTGTTCTTCGTGGTGTTAAAGATGTTCATCATGCTACTATTCGAGAGCTCAAGAATATTGTTGAATATAAAAATGGAGCATATAAGAAGAAAGATGTTTGGGTTGTTGATACTGTAGGTAGCAATCTTCTTGAGCTTATGTCTCTAGACTATATCGCAAAAGAAAAGGTAATTAGCAACGACATCCGCGAAGTGTATGATGTCTTAGGGATTGAAGCAGCAAGGCAATCAATCTTTGATGAGATTTCAGAAACGCTTGATTTTGAGGGCACTTACATTAACTATCATCATTTGAGCCTACTATGTGATAGAATGACTTACAATTCTACTATGACGAGTATCTTTAGACATGGTATTAACAGTGATGATATCGGACCAATTGCCAAGGCTTCATTTGAAGAGACTCCAGAGATGTTCCTTCGTGCTGCAAGACACGCTGAACTTGACCCTATGCGTGGTGTATCCGCAAACGTAATGTGTGGACAAGAAGGAAACTTTGGGACAGCAGCTTTCCAACTCATGCTTGATATGGACCAGATGAAAGAAGTTGTTCCTACTGAAGAGTGGAATCAAGTTGATGTGACTGGTGCTATTGAAGCTGGTTTTGGTGATCTTGTTCCATCTGAGGATGCTTGTAGCACACAAAATATTGTTACTCAAACAAATGTTAGACGCATCCAACCCAAAGATACTGGCAAGGTTGCTGATGATTATATGCCCGACTTTTAAACAAACCATATCATTAATTTTATAGAATTCATTGATATGATTTACTGACTGAACCAACATTTTTATTTCTTCTGACGCTTTTCTCTCTTGATAGTAATTTTCTTTTGTATTTCATTAATGTCAAATGGTTTCATTTGTGTAATTACTTCCTGAACTTTACTATTAAGAGCTGATACTGGTATATTAATCTCATCTGCTGATTTAACCAACCGATATTCTGGCAACTCTTTTAACTCTGGGACAGGAGTTCTTACTGGGAAAGGTGTAGGAATCTTAATAAATACATAAGAGCCAGATTCCTTTGTCTTTAATCTTTCTTTGCCATTTAAACGAAGGAAGTATCCAGCGTAAAAAATAATAGGCAGATCAAAATGATAGGCCAATAATAATAAATCTACGGATGTAGCATAATAGGATGGTAATGAAATGATTGAATCTAATGAGGTTCCTGATACTAATAAATCAATAAAGTAGAATTTCTTTTCTTCTTTCCAAATAGAAATTAACCTATTCATTTCAGGAATATAATTATCATACTGAACCGCAAGAATATCCTTCAAATCTGAGAGTGTAACATCACCATAATTAGGACGTAGGTCGAAAATTATTTTAAGAATCACGTCAAACGTTGAACCTGGGCTTGTTGGCTTGAACATTAATTCTTTTGCACCAGTTGGGAAGTCATTGGCATACTTTCCATCAAAACGCTCTTTTAGCTCAAGTGTAGATGTTAAACCTTGTCTATACTCAATATCAGCATTACCTTCATATTTATTACTATATGGAATAGTGTCTATAGGGTCAGCAGTTTGAAATGTATTATTTTTCGCAAATTTATTATCTGGCAAAGGTTCCATGCTGTTTAAATATTCAGGTGTAAGCATTGACTGATTAATAATAATTTCATCTTCACTCAAATTGTAATCTATCCGACCAAACGACAAAAATGCTTGTGGTTCAAACATATATGACCTAATCCTACTATAACGAATAAGCTCATCAGCCATTCTATATAAATACTGCTTGGCATTGTCACCATTTGTCAACAAGTTGTGTTTTGGAAGCTTTGTCAAACAAGAACCACGTTTTAAAGAACAAGATGGTGCCGCGCCACAATCTCTCCTGGAAAGTTCTACGCAACTCGTATAATCTTTACTAGTTTCAGGTTCTACTTCTGATACCCAAATAAACTCTTTTTGAGATAATATGTTTATTTCATGAGCCACTTTGTTTAGTTTCTGAATATATGTGAAGTATGGTACACGAATAACCTCTTCAATTGTTTCACGAACCTGCTTGTTGTCATAATCTCCAAGTAATACTCGGATTGTATTTCTAAAAAGGTCATAGTAATAACTCTCAGCATCAATCTTCTCTACAAGTGCCTGTCTGGCCTCATCAACTTTTGTATCGGTTTGACTAACGACTTCGTCTGCTATTGACATTGACTCATTAATAACTGGTAATTCTTTATCATTGACTGCCTCTGGGTTTTTCAACAAAACTAGTTGATTTGTTTCTGTAAGAATACCAATTGTAAGTCCATTTTCTACTACTCTCATTTTGGGAAGAATAGGAATCCTTCCTTTAGTTATCTTATACAGCAACTCTAATGCACGCTTGGTTAGATTATAATTATAGTAATCTGTTACATCATCAATTAATATTTCTGGAATATTAGGTCCTGGCGTAGAAACTACAGCTGATGGCTCTACAGGAATATATAATGGTCTATCTGGTAGTAAATTAGCTACTTTTACTAGAAAAGCTACAGTCTGACCTGAATAATTTACTACCTGTTTGACAACTGTTTGTTTATAATCTCTCAAATGCCTTAGAACTTGGTCAGCAGACTTATTTGTTTTAAACTCATATATAGTTGGTAAAGATGGAAGTGGTTTACACATATTTGGTAATATGTTCCTGGTAGCAATTAATAGTTTCCTAATGGGCTCAAGCATTTCACTTTTGCCACTAGGACTTGATAGCATAAATGTTCGATTGATCCGATATGCCCCTGTCTTTCCAGTATCTTCTATCACATACAAAGGCTCATAATAATTACCAGCCTTGTATATCACTAAGCTTTGCTTATTTTCGTCAAACGGCTTTGGTATGTAATGATTTGATGGGCATATCATTTCAATATCACTTGTGATATCACGTTCAGGCACAGATAAAATAATCAGATTGAGTCCTTTTGGAAACAAATTTGGATTTGGCTTACTAACAATGTCCCAGAGATATGTGTAATCTATCACTGCTGAATCGCTCTTTAGGAATGTAATAAAGCCTTCATATGCGTTTACTATTTTCTCAAAAAGAAACTTACCATTATCATCTTTCACATTTTTAACAATAATTTTATAAAGCTCATCCTTCTTGTATTTTTTATACTCAACTTTCCGGTTTTGGTCATAGAATGTATCTACTAAGTTACCATTTTGATATTGTCGAAAATTAGCTAGTGTTAATGAATCGATAATTACTTCTTTCATAACGTTTATTGATGGCACATTTCCTAAACTTTTGTCTGACTTTTTGTTACGAGCTTGATAAAATGGGGAGTAGGCGTTGGCTAATACTGCAATAAATGACTGTGACCTACTTGGTTCAACTCCTTGTCTTACCAAACATTTAGAATTCTTTTTGAGCACAGGATTAGAAGGATTAACAACACACGCACGATTGTCATAATCGAGAAATGTCTTTAATACTGGGACTAATAGTCCCCAACGCCCATTATCTAATGGAAACTTATCTGAGCCCATCAAATAGTTATCTGGCTCCGCTTTCTTAGGAGTTAGAAGACTCCTCTTCTTACCATCCTGCCCAAATTGGGCTTCACATTGCTTTCTAAGTTTTATTTGCCTCGGCGCATCCCATCTTTTAAAGCAACACGGCAAACATAATCCATCTGGATGACTTTCTGGTCCCATGAACCCTGGATAAAATGGTTTATAGTTACCATCATCGTCTTGATGAGCAAACTCAAAAATATCCTGGCCTTCTGGAACCTCCGTCGCCTCTGGGTCTTCAATTAGTTTGCCATATTTACCTGATTTAACTTCTTCTTCTGTCAAACTGGTATTACGAGACAGCGACCAGTATCTCGGACAAATATAATAGAACTTATTTCCTTCCTCACTTCCATACTCAATTACTTTATCATATGAACCTGGATGTTCTTTATCAATCTTTTCCTTTTCTTCTTTTGTTAAAATCACAGGTTGACGCTTTTGATTCCACTGACAAAGCTTACTATAAGCATTGTATATTCCCTCTTTTCTTGTCAAAAAAAGTGTAGGGTCGCGTTCCCTCATTCTTTTGAAGAATGGATTTGGATGGGTCAAACTCATTCCTGTTACATCTGGATAATTTACACTTTTTACTTCTTTAGCACCACCACTTTTTGACTCAATGTATTCATCATCGTCACCTTCTTCCTCTTCATCACCCTCTTCCTCTTCATCGCCCTCTTCCTCTTCATCACCTTCTAACATAAAATCCATGAAATCGTCATCAATCGCAGGACGATAAATATCTTCTTCTACAATATTGAATTCTTCTACTGGTTGAGCTTCAATTTCTTCCAGCATATTTATTTCTACTTTTTTCCCCTTACACATATCTTTAATTCTAGTATTAGACACTGATGTGCTATCTATACTTTGAGTAATACGAGCTAATGCATCAATAAAACATGTTACATGTTGAACATAGTCCATGCCATTAATATCAGATATCGTGATGTCTAACGTATTCTGCTGAGGATTCCTTTCGATAGATACTGGAAAACCAGGCTCTTTAACACGAACTTGTTTGCGTTCTGCTAATTCATTGAACTGCTGAAGTATTTCAATAGCTTCTTCTTGTTCTTTCTTGAACTCATCTATAATCTTCTGAATAATATCATCTATCTCCATATTTTGTTTCTGTGCCTTAATAATCATAGCTTCAATACTATCCATTTCACTAAAGTTTGCTACCCTTTTGTATCTCATTAATGCTCCTTTGCGAAGGTCGCTCTCTTCTATATTAAAGACTGATGTCAGACAAGCTAAAAATTTATTGATAGACAAAGCATCTTGGATAGGATATCCAATACGATATTTCATGTCTTCAATAGATACCTTAGAATCATTTAATGATGAAAACAAATTCAAAGTATATC